ACATCTGTGATGCTGTATGACACGGCATACCTTCCTTGCCTGTTGGTGTATTACAACAGACAGAGAGACACACCAAGCGAGAGACGATAAAGGCCGTTTTCGGGGGGAGTAAGAGACTCCGTGTGATGAGAATGCATACTCAATCACACCTCATACCAAGCGTAAGCCTGTCGCCAATGCATTCCATAACGCAGGCAATACTTACCTACCAAGTGTCCGTGCTTGATGTGCCCGTCTGCCTACTGTAAAAAAACGCGGGGAATTGGGGACAACTTTCTATATCCATCTAATGGGGTAGGAACATAGGGGATATGCTCATCTATCATTACAATCTCACCTTTAAGGGCAAGATGCTTAACATAGCAATCCCAACAAGAGATATAGCCATCATCATAGACAGCCTCACCTAGTGATAGGACTTTCTTACAGTCGTTACACATAACTATCCTTTCGCAATAAAAAGGGGCTAGCCAAGTGATGACTAGCCCCTTTGGGGATATATATGACTGTATTACTCGTAGTGACAGTCGCACTCGCAAGGTCCGCATATGCATTCCCCTGCATTCCAGCAAAGAACCATATGGCTATTTGCGTGGTGTGATTTCGAACATGGACATTTATCCACGTTATCACCCCCTTTCCTAAGTTATTACATAGGGGGTGAGAGATACATAGGGAAGGCCGACCTACATGCTACACAGGCAAATTAACACCTTACGAGCCTCAGTCTGTTGTCCTATGTATCTTTCAACCACTACATAGATAGAGACTAGGAGACACATAGTGGTATTCCTTACTCGCCACCTATTTACAGGCATAAAGCCAATGGTGGTTTCTAGTAACTACAGGACTATTAACGCCCACTATGTATCTTCTAGTAACTACCTGATAACAGCACCCCACCCAAGCCGTAGACCTGGTGTGTCTCTCTATGCTCATAGTTAGGCAAAAAGCAGTAGCCAATCTACCTATGATGAGAGTTGTGTCACATTGTGAGACGAGAAGCCCTAGTCGAACTTTGAAGGGGACGACTAGGGCTTCCCTATAGACAGAAAACACATACGAGATACTTCCCCTGCGTCAGGGAGACTGCTGGTTCCCTATGGCTACGAACCATAGGGCTTTATCCACTCCCCATCTATACGCATAGATAAACTATGAGCATAGAAAGAGAGTGGACGGGGGTTTCCCCCCGCCCACTTGCTTCAAACAGATTAGACTGCTTGGAGTTCCCTTGCTTCCTCAACGACTACACGCTTGTAATCGCGGAGAGTTGTAAGGCGTTCAATCGCTTTGTCGAGAGTAGCGAGTGACACCTGCGAAGCGACAGCCATGTCGCTTGGGTTGATGTCATCAACCAATTTGGCAACAGAGGTAATCTGCTTGCCGACTGTGATACCTAGAGACTTGTTGCGCTGTGCTTCCGCATTGGAAGCAATGATGCTGTCAGCCTCAAGAGCATCTATCTGCGCCTTGAACTGGTCAGCGGGAAGGGTGAAGTCAAGTACTGAGTAGTCAGTACCGAACACATCACGCTGAGCATAGACCTGCTCATCAGTCATAAGACCTTTGAACACGGCATACCCGCCAAAGGCGGTAATCGCTTTCGCACCTTGGAACTTCTCGGTAACGAATTGGTATGGGGCGAGACTATTGTCATCTCCATAGATGTCAGCCATCTGACGGAGTGACTCGATAGTTGCGCCTTGACCGCGAAGGCGTAGGAGCGCGTTAGCACGCTCCAGTGCTGTCTTTGCAGACATTTGGTATTCCTTTCGTAATGCCTACCCCCCGATGGGGTAGAGCGTGCCTAGCGGGGGAATCGAACCCCCACTAGGCTACGCAAAGGAGTATCTCGGGGTAGGAACTTTCCCTACCTGCTCGCTGTCGTTCACGACCTGCTTAACTCCATCATACTTGTCCGTTTCGTATGCTTTTGCCCCTTTTGTCCGTTGTGTCCGTTTTGCCCCCCTATGGGTTAAATGTCCGTTTTGTCCGATTTGGGCCAGGTGAAATATACGGTTGGGGTTTTGAAGGGGTAGGCAGTAGCCTAAAAAATCCGGGGGGCCTACAGGCTTCTAAGGCAGTAGCCAGATAGTAGGATTACTACATATGGATGATCGGGAGCGTCGAGAACGCTGGACTTGTCAACTATGTAGAAAAATCTATGTAGTTCCTGATTTAGCTCGCATGTGCGAGGAGAAACATTTGGAGGACGACTATGGTTCGGGGTAGAGACGATCTAGGCCGTTCTTTGCGGGAAGCTGCAGAGAGAAGAGCAGACTTAGAGAACAAACGTCTTAACCTAACTCTAAGAGGCCGTGAGAAGGTCTTTGGAGACCCAGAGACGGACGAAGGCACTCCAAACAGTACAGCTGCTGGACGGGAAGCCAGACTCTCTTCTATGGACTCTGGGAACCCATGTGGGCCAGGCTATGAATGGATCAATGCGCCACAGAACCCTAATAAGGAAAGACACAGAGCTCAGAAGGCTTGCTACTCCATAGACAAGGCAATGGAAGTCCTAGTCATCATTATGCGTGATAACTCCATGATTATGTATGATGGAGTCGATTACATGCTATGGGACCTATTAAAGCAATACGACTCTACCCATGACTTTATTGAAATGTACCTAGATGGAGCACCTTGGAGTAAGGTCGAATACCATCAGCTTCCCCGAAAAAGGCCAGAGGAGTTTCAGCTCGGTCTGGAGCGTTAGTAGGGTAGGATTGCGGGTATAACGAGAGGGTGTCATGACAACGCTTGCTGCTATTCAAGGTGATGGTTGGTCCGTCATAGGTTGCGATTCCCGTGCATCCGATGAAGACGGTCGCTATATGGAACTTGCGACATCTAAGATTATTAATAACAACGGTGTACTGATAGCTGTCTCCGGCGCTTCTAGAGGTGGAAACATTACTCAGTTTGGATGGAAACCTCCAAAGCCAGGTACAACTATTGATCTAGATACATTTATGACTAGGAAGTTTATTCCTTCAATGCGTAAAGCTTTCCAGGATGCAGGCTTTGAAGGTAAAGAAGATGGCGATGCAGCATGGCAAGACTCTAATTTGCTTGTATCTGTCCGCGGTGTAATTTACCCGATCTTTAATGATTACTCTTGGGATAGAGAAGCCCGCAACGTTTACTACGCTGGTAGTGGTGGAGACTTAGCCCTTGGCGCTCTTGAAGCTATGAACTATGACCGTATAACTACACCCGAGGCCGCCGAAAAGGTTTTGAAGAAGGCCATTGCAATTGCTATCAAGCACGACATCTATTCTGGTGGAGAGATCCATACATACATACAAGAGGCATAATTCCTGTCATCATTGGCGAGTTCGACCGAACAATCACATTGATCAGTGAGGAAATATAAATGTCAAGTTACAACCTACCCGCAGCCGTTGGGTCTGCAAGTGCTACCGGCGCAGAAGCCGTAGCTATTGCAGCGCAACCAGCCGGAGTTAACAACAACGGTAATGCTACCGATTCAGCAGGAAACCTTCGTGTAGATTTTGTCTGGGGATCTCGCCCAGCTCAACCAAACGATGAGCGTGCTGATGGTACACCGACAGCTACAGAAACATACGGAGCTGCACAGAACGGACAGTGGACAACTAAGAGCACCATTGCTTCTGCTCGTCTAAACCCAGCTTTGAACAACCACTCAGATATTGAAGCAGAGTGGGGTGGATTCCCAGATTTTATTGAAGCAGCTGGTAACTACATGATTACCGCAGCTTCAGGTGACGGAACAACTGTTACATACACATCACAGAATAAGCTTGCAGCAGGAGATGTTGTAAACATCACTGGACTTACAGCAAGTGCTTACAACCTTTCTTCAGCAACAGTCGCTTCAGCAAACAAGCTTCAGTTCACAGTAACTAACGCAGCTAACGCTGGTTTGATTACAGGACAGTGGTACGGCAAAGTTGAAAAGACAACAGCTCGTTCAGCAGCTGATGGAGCAGGAGTTCCTTACATCGTAGTACCTAACGTACTTGGTGAGACAACAGCTCTAGCTCTTGATGAGCTTAAGGACGCTGGTTACGAAGCAGCTAATATCACAACAGCTGCTGGCGCAACTAATACAGCTACACAGCCAACTCAAATCAATGTAACAACAACTACAGCAGCGACTGTAACTGTATCTGGCGGAACAACTTCATGGCCAGTAGGAACAAAGGTTACTATTGCAGCAGGTACAGGTATCCCAGCAGCACTTGTTGGAACTTGGGCTGTAACTGGTGGTTCAGGAAGCACACTTGTTATTGCAGGTTCAGGATGGACAGTTGCCGATACAGGCGCTATCACACCTGGTACACGCCTAACTGGTACAGCTGGAACAATCAGAACACAGTCAACAGCAGCTGGTGCAGCTTCAGTGGCATCAACAGCAACAATTACAATCACACCTTGGGCATAATTACCCAAGCAAAAAGCCCCCAGCCAATGGCTGGGGGCTTTTTAGTTTAAAGGTATATTAGTTTGGGAACGCCTTTAGGTGCTCCTCGTATCTTTCTCCATTTTTCTGGCCTGGGTATACTTTCCAGGCGGACCAATCTTTTCCGCCGTTTGACATGTGATACGCAATTTTTGCGTTAGTCACAGGGTCTAGAAGGTCCTTATTAGTTTTTAGTTCAAATTTTTCACGTCTATCGTCGCCAAGACTTCCCAGCATATTAATCTGAAACATACCGTAAGAGTTGTCGCCTGTATTGACGTTTCCATTATGAGCTAAGGGGCGACCGTTAGATTCTTTCTTAGCAACCGCGTAGGCGACCTTGAGAGCTTTTCCCTCAAAACCAACCGCGCTAAGCAGGTCAACTAAGTCTGTATCTGACAGTTCTTTTGCTCC